CTTATATAGTACACAAGAAACTACTTTATATGCGACACGGCTGTATGTACCAAAAAAATTGATAGGGGCGAATCATTACTCTTCAACTACAACTCATATAGAATGACTGTACAGCAAACTGTAGTTTCACAGCCCGTAGTTTCACGTCCTGTAGTTTCAAAGTATCAGAAGAATAGTTTGGGTCAGTATACGTGTTCTCATTGTACGTATACTGCGCGAATCCAGTCGACTATGCACTATCATATGAAGAAGCATGAAGGAGCGTTGCCTCATGCGTGCAATCATTGTGCTCAAAAGTTCTTACAAAAGAGTCTCTTGGATCTTCATATTTCGGCAAGGCATCAAGAGACTCTGACTACACCTCAGACAAAATTCAAATGTCCTTGTACAAATTGTTCGTATGAAGATATTCGAAAGGGGAATCGTCTGATTCACTTCTTGCGTGTTCATATGAAAGAATTGACTGATGCCTTAAAGGAATCCTCCAAGGAATCAGATTGTGTAGTACAGTGTAAGGGATGTCAGAAACCTTTCAAAAGTGCTACACAGTTCTATTATCATGCCTCGGCATGTGTACATCCTGCAAAGGATCATCCATTGTATAGTCAATGGAAAGAAGTAAGTACACAGACCTTATAGAAAATCATATTCGGATGCCAAACTGTATAAATGATAGCCGAATGCTCCAAAGGCGGTCAAGAGTAATAATTCATATGCAGGGCGTGGAGTATCTTTTTTCTTGTAGCCGATATACAAGAGTAAAGGGCCGACCCATAATACATGAATTAAGTTGACCCAAATATAATTGGATCCTTTTACAAAGCGCGTATAGGCTTTGCATCCTTGGTATAGTACAAGAATCGCGCCAAGTGCCATAAGCGTTGTAAAGACCCAGTCTGGAAACGAGCCACGAGAAATGCCGACCCAGAGTAAAAAAGGAGCAATAAGAAGAATATGGAAAAGATTGATGATGATATGCGTGTCCATGGAAACCCTATATATCTAGTAGAAAGTAATGAGCCATATCTTTACGGACGGAGCATGTCCATCGAATGGAAAAAAAGCAGCAAAGGCAGCCTATGCGGTTGTACTATGGTCTGAGCTACCCCCTTTAGAAATTGGAGAGCGTGTTCCAGAATCTGAGCCCCAGACGAACCAGCGGGCAGAGCTTCGAGGAATGGCACGAGCGTTTGAGGAAATTCAACAGCGCGACTTGGCAAGACCGATTACAATTTGGACAGATTCGGAGTATGTACAAAAGTGTGTGACAGAATGGGGACCACAATGGAAAATAAGAGGTTGGAGACGAGCAACAAATGCAAAGAAGCCCTTAGAACATTTGGATTTGCTCAAGCCGATGATAGATTATTATGAAGCGAACCAGCATTTTATACGAATTCGACATGTGGCAGCGCATACGGGAAAAAAGGAATTTCCTTGGAATGGAAATGAATTGGCGGATCGAGTTGCCACAATGGTGCTACTGAAAGAAGACGATTCAGCACACTACCGGTTGGGTCCATAGTTCTGTCCGCGCATATAACTATTATTGCTATTATACCCATAGTCTTCATAGTCTTCTTCCTCCTCCTCTACAATTTGTTGTATTCTATTACGCCGATATTGTTCACGTATTTCTTCCTCTCTACGAATTTGTTCTTCAAGCCAAGCATCAATTGTAGCTGCGGCCTCATTAGGATCTTTTATAAATTTTTGTAATTGCTTAATTTTATCCAATACAGAAGGAAATCTTGCTTGACGCAAGTATTCCCATATATCAGGATGTAGTCCATTTAATACATCACTATATTTCCATACAAATATGTCGTAATATTTTTCGTATTTTAGTGTATCTGCTAAATCCTTTTTGCTTAATCTTGATAAAGTAACTAAATGTCGAGACTTTCCTAGATAGGATGGTATATTTTTTACATAAGGTACTAAATTGGGATGTAGTGCCGCTTCATGTTCATACTCCTCCTTATGACGACGTAATCTGTTCCTTGCTCCATATAACCCATTCATTTGTCTATCGATTAGTCCTTGTAAATTCGCATTGTTAGATAAGGATCCTATATTCTGATTTTTCACAGGGTTTGTAGCAGGATCACGAAACGCGTACAAATCGTAAGGCGTACCGTCTTCTAGTTTAAAGACTCCAGCGTCTTTTGGAACCACTGGCTGTTTTTTCCTAGCTCGTTGAGTTGCAGTGACCACATGTGCAATAAGATGACTCATTTTTTTGCTTATATCGTCCGTTGTAAAAACCACAGCCCCTTCTTTAAAAATATCCTGAATTCTTTGTTTAATTCCAGATTCTACTTTATTCAAGTAGCTTACTGCCGTATTTTCTAGCTCATAATGAATATTGCTAGATGGGAGATCTAAATATCCACTAGAAGCGGCCATTACAATCGTATTATTGAAATAATAGATATTTTTATCAAACCCCATATAATAGTACCCTTTCGCTGGACCTTTTTCTGTATTTATTGTGTCATTATTTAATAGATTGATAATATCCGATTGAGAACAGGATAGAAGTAAGTTTAGACCAGGAACTGCTTCGAGAAGTAACATTGCAGCTAAACGCTTTTTCTCAAAGGGTAATTTTTCTACAAAGGAATTGGATACGGAATCTAGTTTAGGCCTTTGACGAGTTTCTAATGTTTCGTATCCATATTTATCTAGGCAGATAATATGAATTCCTGGCACTTCAGGATTTGCAAGTAAATCTGGGTAGTTTGCTAATAATGTATCCCTGTATTGGATAGCTGTATTCTTATTGGGAAATTGGTCCAGTGCCTTTCGAAGAATAGGATTCCCTTGTCCTGAAGGAAACACATCCAATAGATTATTAATTGTATATGTTTTAGTAAGAAGACCCTTCCAGTACAGTTCGGCTTGTTTGAGACCGTGACATCCAAAAGTGTCTATGATAGAAGGGATATATAAAGAATTTATATTGAGTGATGTTTCACTATTAATCTTTGCTATTTGATTTGTATTATAGACGTGCATTCCACCCTTCTGGCTTCGTGTCTTTCGGGATTTACGACCCTTCTTTTTTCTAGTATAGGATGAACCCATTCTATACTAGTAATTTATTATTACCAAGTATCAGTCTAAATAGCATTTATGTTTAGTTCTGAATTACTAACGTTATTGAAGTTATACGCGTAAGTATCATACGGTGGAATGTAGCTTTTAATTACTCTGAGTTTCTCTTTATAGGGTACAGATTCGTCTTCTATATCAACTTCTTCCATTAGTTTAATAAGTTCTACTACACCTGTAAACCATTTTTCAGGATCTTGTCCTGTACTACGAAGATAGTCCTTGTAATTTTCCACAGCCCTATAATACTCGTTTTCGTACATCTTAGTAAAAGATTCCCTCTTATTTATAAATCGTTGCGTATAATCAATCATATTCTGTGTATTTGATAGACCTGCGATTTTATGAGATTCCGTATTTGTAGTAAATACATTCTTTGAATTTGCAGCCGTCAATGATTTACCATCTTCTAGTTTAAAAACGCCAAAATTTTTCGGTATTGTGCGATCTGTAGATTTAGTTCTTAGATGTGCAGTTTCGAGTAGTGCTACAAGTACATTGAGCTTGGTAAGAATGGCTGATTTTGTAAAATAGACGGCCTCTCGTTTTAAAAAGAATTGTACAACCGCATCCATTTCTGTTTGAATTCTATTTAAATAGGTTTGTTTCGTATTTTTATCGTAATTAAATATAGCAGGTTGTATTTCATTTTGTAGATTAATGGTGTAATCATCCTTCTTTGGCATAAATATGACATTGTTTATATAATGAATATTTTTATCGAATCCAAGATAATAATATCCCTTTGCTGGTCCCTTTTCTGTATTTACTTTATCATCATTCAAGTTAGAAATTAGATCATACCTAGAACATGATAGTAATATGTTCAAACCTGGTTCCATATAAGGCAATAGCTTTTCTTTTAACAATGCTATATTTGTAGTCTGATCAAATTTGATTCCTAGTTTATAATAGGCAGGAAAGTCTAAGCACATAACATGGATTCCAGGGTACGCGTCACTATCATTTTTATTGTTGATTGAAGTATTAAGAGTAAAAAACCTGTGTAGAAATGTATCTCTATAGGTGGATGTGTAGGAATTCCATGACTGAGGATTTAGTTTCTTTTTAAATTTTTGTATAGCGGCGTATACATATGGATAGTTAGATGATGACTCCAAAACAGAATTTAACGTATAGGGTGTACGTATGATTGTATTCCAAAAATCACCGGAATATTTTAATTGATAGCACCCTAATTCATCTATCTTTGTACTTAGAGCCAGCATTTCCAATTCATCTTTGCGTGGAGATTCGTTATTTGCATTTGAAAGAAATACACTTGGCCAATCGGTATATATATTTTTTGGCGATGTTAGCATAGATGGAACATATATAACACCTCCTTGTAGTCTTTTTCTAGAGGGTTGTCGGGTCTTTCGACCTTTTCGTTTCCTAGTATAGGATGATACCATTCTATACTAGGAATATAGTATAATACATATAACTACTTTAAGACGCTAAATTTATTCTTTTGAAATAATACATAGGGAAGTATGTAAGAAACAACAAGACTGAATGCGGCAACAATATGGACTGGTTGGGATTTCAAACCCATAGCAAGAAGACTGCTTCCTACCATCATGGCTGCGTCTCCAGCTAAGATTTTCGCACCACCTTCAGAATAGTCTTTGAATACATCAATCATCATATTGGCTCCACGAGGAACTTGGGCTATAATACCGAAATAAAAGGCCAAGTCATGAATGAGTTGAACAACAACCGCAACTCCTGTAAATTGTAATGGGGACCATTTTCCTTCGCCGTATTTGGGTTTGACCCATGCTGTATAAATATAACGAGCAATTACAAATCCAATTACAATAATAAGAACATCGGCAATTACAGCATTGAGTCCGAACAAATCATACCAACGATTCAGACTTTGTCCAAATATTTCAGGGGCAAATCGAACTAGAAAAATCACAAATACATCGACAAACAGTACTGCGACAAGAATATAGAGTAAGTCGTATGTATTCTTATAATTTCCAATGTCGGCTCCTTTTGGTTTTACATATTCTTCACCAAGATCAACCCCATCATCCTTGACCATAATTTGTCGTAAGACTTCGTCATTTCCAGCCTTTTGAACTTTTGTTGGTTGTGCTTGAGCAGGTCCTTGTTGGCCATTGCCTAGTTGAGGATGAGGTTGAACAGGTGGTGGACCGTCCTGGCGTGTTTGGACTTGAGGGGCATCACGGCGCGCAAATCCTGATGGAGGTTCCATATCATTTACAGAACTATAGTCCATAGTGTCGTATAAAGTAAAAGGAAGTACATCAGACTGCATAGTCTCTCTAACTATGGAGCGTCTTCTTCAGTTTGATAAAACATAGTTCGGATTGTTCTATAGCACCTTGTACCCATGTTTGACATAATGACCAGCTTTCTCCACAGACCCATACGTTTGGTAATTTGGAAGGAATCGGATGAACAGAATCGTTGGAGATTGATTCGGGACTATAGTGTCCAGGAAGCCAATATGTAGTTCCTGTATCCCATAGGTGCGCTTTCGAGAATAAAGGGTTTGGGATGGATCGTGTGGGAAATAAAGCACGAATATCGGCCAGTACGGCCTTTTCCAAGTTGTTGGGAGTATTTACCAAGCTTCCATAGTAGCGCGTATCGGATCCGTCAGTATAACTAATCATAATAACACCTTTGGAAGCATCGACAGGAATGATGTAGCGTGGTCGTTGAGGTGTAACGACCTTTTCCAAGTCTGAAAACCAACTGCGCCCGTCTTTTGTAGGAAAAATCATATAAATACGTAAGAGCGGTTCTGTTTTCAGTAGTTTTACAAGGGGCAAGGAGCGAAATTGTGATAGATTTGCCAGTGCGTCTCGATGTAATGCAAGAACAACGGCTTGTGTAGCACGTAATACAATTGATTCATTAGCTGTACCATATCGAAAGGTTAAATCGGTGGAAGAACCTGGACCTTTTCGTAAAGAACGTAATTCATGATGTGGTAATAAGGTACATCCAAGTGACTGAATATCCTCTTTTAAAGCAGTAACAAGAGCAGTAAATCCCTCTTTGACAACACTGAATCCGGAAGAATTTCCAATAGTTCCTCCAAAAAATGCTCTAAGACCTAGATCGGCACGAAGCGTATCGACTTCGCCCTTATAGGGAAAGTAGCTTAGAATAGTAGTTGCTTTTGAAGATCCGTAAAGACTTGTAAGGAGAGACGTTATTGTATGAGATTCCAGAATGGATTGATCCAATTGGGTCAAAGGTTCTATATAAATAGGACGGATTGTAGAATCCCATGGATTCTCTATCATATCAGCTTCTGTAGTTGTAAGATAGGAGCTGTCGGATGAAATAGGAATTGTATGAAGTCCATAGGATTTTAGCAAGTCAAATACAAGGGTGTGAGATTTGTGAAGTCGTCCAGCCCCCATTTCCCAATGAATTCCTTCAAACCCTGGTGGAGAATAGCTATAGGTTCTTCCACCAAACCCCTTGTATTTTTCTGCTAGGACAACACGAAGGGTTGGATAGGTGCGTAAGATACTACGTGCCATAAGGAGTCCTGCGATACCTCCACCAACTATAATACAATCATAGTATGCATGAAGCATGTCTACTAAGATTATTGTTTTCTTTTATAGGTATTATACAGTAGGAATTGTAACAGGAACGCCAAGAGTATGGAGCCATTCAAGGATAGCTTCTAATGAACCCAATCCTGCCTTTTTATCTAGAAATGTTCCATCTTTTACTACAGCAAAGGAAGGGATCCCTTTTAGACTACAATATGCAAGAGTTGTAGGATTTTCATCCACATCACAGCTGTACCATGTTACATCGGGTGTCGAGGCAACCAGTGACTTTTTGTCAAGTCGTTTACAAGGACCGCACCAGGATGCAGAAAAACATACAATAGTCCAGGGAGCATAGGTATCAAAAAATCCGTCTTGGGTGGGACGCCTTGGTCGTAGCATAGCCTCAAATGCTTCATGGCTTGGGAGGGGTGTCATTCCGTGTTCGTCTTTTGTTGTCAGTAGACTCATGCTTCTGAAAGAGTGGTATGTCGGTATTTAAGCGTTTTATCGCAATATAAGTTCCGCTTCCAAGAACAAGTACAAACAGAGCAAAGAGTGCCATACTTGTAAATCCAAACTCGTCAGATGAACCACCATTATGTATACCACCGCCTTGCATAGAGGCAGAGGCAACCGCAGCAGCAGGAGCTGTTGCCGCCAATGCCTTCAGTCCTTCAGGTGTGACAAGTTTGTTCAAAGATCCTTCCACTGCTTTGGAGGCAGCTCCTACAGCCCCTGATGCATTTTTCAGGGTATTTGATGCCTGGGAGGCATTTTCCACGGATTGAATGAGCTTATCTGCTCCCTCGACTCCTTCTTGAAACTCATTGCCGAGTTTTTGCCCTATAGCGGTAGTGGATGATACAACATCTGCGGTTTGTTCTCCAATATTTCCAACATTTTTTGCGATTTGTGTGACACTTGGACCCACGGCCTTTGCGGTTTCTTTAATCTGCGTCCCAAGTTCCAACGCGACATTTTTCGCTTTTGGTGCTACTTCTTTTACAGTTGTTGCTACTTCCTTGGAGACTGTGCCAACAGTTTTTGCGACTTCGGATGCAGCAACTGCTCCTTCCTCGACGGCCTTTGCAGTAGCTTCTACTGCTGCCCCTGCTCCCATTGTAAATGTATCAAGAACTGCCTTTCCAGATTGTACAAGAACGGGAAGCACTACATTTGTAAAAATACTTACAAGTTGGGCAAAGAACCATTTAATGGGTCCGATGGCAAGATTGAATCCTGTTACAATCAATCCTACAACTTTTCCAAATGCCCATGTAATTGGAGCTATAATCCAAGAAAATACACTAGAAATTGTGGAAAATATGTAGGAGAATAATCCAGTAATTGATTCGTACAGTGTTGTATCTCCGCCAGCAGGTACATTGACAGGTCCCATACGACTGTATCCATAGGTTGCCATACCCAGTAAATTGAATGGGAAGATACGATAGGTTCCCTTATCAAATAGATCCTTTGTGGAAAAGGTCGCTCGTCCCCAATTATAGACACCCAAGATAAGAGCAATAGGCCATAGAATAGGTATAAATGACATGAAAAATTTTAGTAATGCTCCATTTACATCTCCAGCAACAAGATAATCAAATCCAAAGGGCAGTAGCAATAGTAGCATATAGGCTAGAAATCGGAAGGGTGATTTGGATAAGGGGACGCCAGGATGATCATCAACAAACATTTCGGCTCCGATTCCAAGTGCGCCGACGCCAGGGGCAGAAAGACCGTATTTTAATACATGTTCCTTTTCTCCAATAATTTGGAGTAGATCGTAGATATACCAAATACCTAGAAAAAGTATATTAATAATTGTTTTTAAGAATGCAGTAGTTGGACTTCGAAGATACAAATGATCAAGACCAAAGAATCCTCCAAGTACAGATACTACAATTAAAGTCCAGTATGGATACCATGGTCCTCTCCAATAACTATTTTGCGTGTGTTCAAAGACACCTGCAAACCGTGGCTTCGTTTCCTTCTCACTCATGTCTGAAGCGTTCCTGTTTCGTCA